GTGAGTTCAACGCTGTGACAGCGTGGAAGGTGCCGCCGACCAACGGGCGTTTTGATGGTGCCGCCCACCTTAGGGGCGTATAGGTGCAACATGGCATATCGTAGCCTTGACAATATCCTGAGTGACGAAAGCGAAACCGAAGCGGCTGTGCAGCAGCCTGCCGAGGAAACGGGCGTAACGCCGCAACCTGAGCCGGAACAGGCAGGGGAGGCGGACGCGGGGCCGCCGCCTGCAATCGACGAGCGAGCCAAGGGCTTGGAAGCCGGTATCGCCGCCGAACGCAAGAAGCGTCAGGAAATTGAACAGCAGCTAGAAGCCTTGCGCCGCGAAATGCAGGCAAAGCCCGCTGAACCGCCTGCCCCGCCGCCGACCCTTTGGGAAGACGAACAGGGCTGGCAGCAGCACTTTGGGGGCCAAGTCGTCAGTGCAGCCGTGCAACAGGCCACGTTTGAGGCAAAACTGAACCAATCCGAGTTTTACGCCCGCAAGAATATTGAGGGTTTCGGAGAGGCTTGGGAAGACCTCAACAAGTGGTTGTCGGATAACCCGACTGTGGCACAGCAGGCAACTGCCGATATTGACCCTTGGGGCTATGCCTATCGCGCGTTCCAGAACCAACGCACAATGCAGGAACTTGGAGCGACCGACCTTCAAACGCTGGAAGCCAAAATGCGGGAAAAGATCATGGCAGAAATGCAGGCACAGCAGCCTGTAGCCGCACCTATCCCGCGTTCGCTTTCCACAACCCGTAGTGTTTCCTCGCGTAGCGGCCCTGCATGGTCTGGCCCGCCCACGTTGGGAGACTTGCTGAAATAGCTTGAGGTTTATCCCCGCTGGGAAGCGGTGACCCTCCCTCAGAAGGACTTTTTACCATGGCAGACACTACCGTCCCAACCGCCCTTCAGGTGGAACAGTGGGATAGCAACTTCTTCACCGAATACCTCCACGATGGCGGTTTCAAAGACCTGATGGGCACCAATGAAAATGCCGTCATTCAGGTCAAGGAACAGCCGGGGAAGGGCAATGGTGACAAGGTTACGATCCAGCTTATCAACCGTCTCACCAACTCCGCTGTTACTGGCACTTCGACGCTGGAAGGCAACGAAGAAGACATGTCGCAGCGTTCGTTCTCGATCACTGTCAACAAGCGCCGTAACGCGGTTCGCATTCCCGAAATGTCGGAAGTGCAATCGGCTATCTCGCTTCGTGACGCGGCTCGCGCCACGCTGCTGGATTGGGCCATGGAAGATACCCGTGACCTTATCATCACGGCCCTTGGCTCGCTTAACGGCACCGCATTTGTTGACCGCACGGCGGCGATTGCGGACGCTTGGCTTGTCGATAACAAGGATCGCACTGTGTTCGGCGCGTATGCACGCGGCGGCTCGGCTGGCGGTTCCGACCTGTCGGCAGACCTTGGGCAGCTTGATACCACGGCAGACCTGTTCAACGCCTCGCGCCTTGACGACATGGTTTACGTGGCAAAGACCTGCAACCCGAAAATCCGCCCGATGCGGGACGCTGGCAACGGCAAGCGGTATTACATCGCTTTCGCCCATCCGGCGGCGTTCCGTGACCTGCGCAACAGCATTGACACCGAGGTTCTCGCCTCGACTGTCGTGCAGATGCAGGCTTCGAAGCTGTTCGAAGGCGGGGACATTCTCTGGAACGGTGTTATCGTCAAGGAAACTGACAATATGCCGATCTACGAGAACCTTGGGGCCTCGGGAACGACTGAAGTCACCCCGGTTTACCTGTGCGGTGCGCAGGCAATCGCGGCGGCTTATGCGAACCGCTGGCGTTCGAAAACCGAAATGTTCGACTACGGTGACAAGTATGGTGTCGCGATTGACGGCATCTACGGCATCGCGAAGATCACCTTCGGCACGGGCGCAAGCGATACGGACGACCGCAAGGATCATGGCGTTGTGACTGGCTTCTTTGCCACCACTGAAGCGCCGAACGTCCTGACGGCTGTTGCTGCTGAAAACTAAGTTGAGTGGGGCGGGTCTTATGGCTCGCCCCCTCTAACTTGAGGGGTCTTTGTTATGGCTACTTTCACTTCCACGCAGGTTTCTAGTGGGCGCGCGCACAAGCCGCTTATTGGCAACCCCGGCGTTTGCTCGGCATACGGCGAGATTACGATTGCCGCTAACCCTGCGGATGGCGACATTTACGAACTCGTTAAGCTTCCTGCGGGGGCGACCGTTGTTGGCGGTTATCTTCGTGCTGTTGACCTTGATACTGGCACTGAAGCCTTGGACATGGATATTGGCTGGGCCGCTAATGGCGTGGACAATGCCGATCCTGATGGCTTCGGCAATCTCGGTGTGTGGTCTGGCGATGCTGTAACGGACATCAAGCCGGAAGTGGGTATTTTCTACCCGCTTGGCGGGGTTCTGTTCTCGGCAGGGCCGAAGACTTTTACGGTTGAAACCATCATTCAGGTCGAAGCCAATGTTGCGGCGAATGCTGGCGGCACGGGCAAGATGTGGGTTGTGGTGGATTACGTAGTGTAATGGGAGGCGCGGTCATGCTGTTTCGTTTCATTGGCCAATACACGCATGGCCGCACCTCTATTGACATGGGGGTTTTGTTTGAGGGGCGCGAGCCTTCCTTCGTGGAGGATGCGGAACTGGCACGCCGCCTTGCGAACAATCCCGAATTTGAACGGGTGGAGACTGACCCGCTTGACCATGATGGCGACGGCGAAAAGGGCGGTTCGCTGCCTAAGCGCCGTGGACGGCCTAAGAAGGTCGCTGAGTAGTGGCCGGGTTTCTCGCCTCCAAGGTCGCTGCCGAGATTGTGCAGCGCCGCTATAGCGTGCCTGTCGACAAGGATGATGGGCCTGCAAGCGTTTCTGTGTCTGCAACCGGCGTGACGGTGGTTAGCAGCGAATTTGACGGCAACGACCTTGTTTTGGAGATTAGCGGCGGCACGGCGGGGCAGACAGCTACGCTGGTGGTAACGGTAACGACCGATCAAGGGCGGGTGCTAGTCGAAACGCTTTATCTGCCTGTCATTGCGAGCGCTGCACAGATCGCCGATAGCGCGCGGACGTATTGCTATTTCGCGCTGCGCAGGATTGTCGGGAACGGCAGCACACCGGATGCGGACGAATTGAGCGATGCGCTTGAACGGCTTAACGCAATGGTGGCTTCGTGGCGGG